TATACCACTTAGCTTGAGCTTCAGGCGACTTATCTTTCTGCCACTTTTTAGTATCAGGATTATATGCACCAACTCGTGAATCAATCTCTTTGATTACTTCGTTCATTACTTTATCGCCATGATAACCATACTTGGCCATTTCACCATAAGCAAAGACGATAATATCAGCCATAGCATCAATACGGCCGTGATCATCTTTAGCTTCTAGAAATTCACCAAGTTCTTCTACAATCATAGCAAGAAAGCCATTACGATCTGGCTCCTGGAAAGTGATCAGACGTTCGTCTGACCACTCCTTAATACGCTCAAAATTTGTGCTCATTAAGCAACCTCATTATATTCAGCAAGCACTTTCTCTGCATGCTGTCGTGCAGTATCATAAGGTACAGGTCCAGATTCATCAGCGTATGCAACAGGATCTGGACGACCGAGTTTAATAAACGCTTCAATACGTTCTACTGAAGATGAGCTCTTATAATCGGAATACCATACACCGTTAACCTGAAGAGGTTTATATGATGTATTTGTACGACTATATACTTCATCAAATTCAAGACCAAGCTCTACACAAAGAGCTGTACCATCCTGTAGAATATCAAACTTATCTCCGTACAAGTATGGAGTAAAGTAAGTTACTTTTTCTGCATCCCAGTTGCCAATACGGAATGCTTGATCATCTGCATCACGGAACTCTTGACGACAATCAGGGTAGATTGCATGATCACCTGCGTGAATACCAAGAGCGATAGCAGTATCTTCGTCAGTCTTTTTAACAACAGAAAGAGCTACTGCTTGTACAATAGATGCAAAGATCTTATTGCGATTAGGCACTACCGTCTGCTTCATATTATCTTCTGCATAATGACCCTCTGGTACATCGTCACCACCAGATACTAAAGCAGAAGAAAGTAGTTCAGTAATACCATCAAGCTTAATTACTTGATAGGTAATATTATGGCCTTTACTTGCCAAATAATCAACTAATTGTTTAGCTCGCTCAAGCTCACATACATGCTTTTGACCGTAGTTCATAGAGATAGCAGTTACATTTTCTGCACCTACTTCTTTGATACAGCGTAGTAAGAGAGTTGAGGAGTCCATACCTCCGGAAAGAGAAACAACAATATTTTTCATTTTAACACCTTTATGTAGAAAGCAGTGTGATCTTTAGAGTGGTTAGCTTTCATAAACCACTATTGTCTTGCAGTCTTGGTACAGAAGTTCATCACATCTACTATACCACCGCCATACTTGTAAAGTGTATAATTATCAGTTGCACGAGTAGGATTAATATCTACGCCACCACGTCTGGTATATAAACACGATACAAATAATTCTTCAGGATCTAATAAGTCGTATAAGCGCTTGTAAATACACTCACAAATTTCTTCATGGAAATGATTCTCTTTACGCATTGATACGATATACTTAAGTAAGGATTCTGGAGTAACAGAGTTTTCACCTTTAATGTGAATATACACGTCACCCCAATCAGGTTGATTAGTTACTCGACAGTTAGAGCGTAGTGAATAAGATCTCCAACGTTCGTATCTACCAATAGAAGGAACTACTTCTAGAATATCAGCACTTTCATTATAATTATCGAACGACATATTCTGTATGTTACAATAATGCTCTAGTGAAGTAAAGTCACCAATAATAGGTTTAACAGTATCGATATCACCCCATTGAATAAAAACTTCAACAACACCGCCAACTGCTTTAGACAAGTCGTTAGATATTTTATCTTCTATAGTATGAACTTCATCAGTAGTTTCAATTAGACGAGCCATATTGTAAGAGTTAAGATATAGTTTTACAGATTTACTCTCAACAATATTAGGAGTGTCAGACGGATAGGTAAACTTTATCCAACCAGATACAGGAAAACCATTCGTAAGAAGAGTGGAAAATTCATAACCGTTCCAAGCGTCAACACCAACAAACGGAAGATCTTGATCATCGATACCATATGCAGTACGATTAAGGTGACGAGGTACACCGACAAGCAGAGATGCATCTACATTGTCTGGTGTTATATACGGCTTCACTACGGAGCCGTCGCCAGCTTTACCTAAATGCTTACTCGCAATATTTTCAATTTCGCTCATTCAATACCTCGGTCTCTTTCTAGTTTATCAATAGCAAAGTCTAAGAATTGCCTTGCTTTATACAGTTCAAACAGTACATCGTCTTTCTTACCAAGACGCCACAAATACTTGAACGCTTGAAAACGATTATAATCAGTAAACGGATCGTTCTGATGCTCATCACACAACTGCTCAATAGCAGCAATACATTCTATAGAGCCTTCTTTCTGACTATAATGATCAGGTCTTGCATCACCAGTTTCTTCAATTTCGTCTGTCATACTTTATCTCGCAAAAAGTCGCACCAAAGATCAATAGATAAATCTCTCAAATTGCTAATCAAATCCATCTTAGTTTCACCGTCTTTGATATTATATTCTGCTGATGAAACAATTTCACCGCTATCCACTTCAGGAACAACTTGATGAATAACAACTCCAGTCGAGGGTAAGCCAAGCTCTAATGCTTTAGCTTGAGGGTGAATTCCTTTTAGTTCCGGATACTTTACAATATCTCCAGGATGTACATTATACATTTGCTTACATATAGCGTGCTCTGGAATTAATCTAAGATAGCCGTGCAAGGTTACTAAAACATCAGTAGGTACGATACTTAATATTTTTACGATATTATCATGATCGCTAAGAAACGTTTCGTTTTTTATATCGTCGTGCCAATCAACACGTTTCTTATCACAATATATAATATCTGGCTTAACACCAAGCTTGTTACTAACAGCAGCTAATTCGTTACCACTGTTGGAAAATAATGCAATCCACATCACGCAACCATAAAGTTTAATTTAAACATAGTAATATTATAGAATATATCGTCTGTATTATCAACTTGTTCGTCTAGTAAAGTAAACAATTTAGTAGATTCTTTATCTTCTAGTCCGTGCAAGCCATAGTTAAGTCGTTGATATCTAATACCTTTTATACCATGTACTACAGGGTTGGATGTATCAATAGTATCAATCCAATCCCAGTGTTTATACATGGCAAACTCTTGCGGTAGACCAGCACCTAGCAGATGATGAGGTTTTGTTTTATCGATAATACCTGATTCTGCCATTTTCCATAACATATCTTGTCTACCTTTCATCCAAGAATGGTACTTTGTTTTTTCGTTAGGAAAAAGCTGTTCGTAGAAGCTGTAGTCAAAAGAAATAGCAATAACATCTGCATGATCCGTCATGTAGTTATAACATTCTACTACTTCTTCGTATGTTCTACCTTGTACTACACCTATCTTTTTACCTGGAAGATTACCGTAGTCTTTCATCCAAAGCTCAAAGTTAGCGATAGTTTTATCTTTGTCTTCTAAAGCATCAGGAATAATGTATGCTGAAGGCTTGAGTTTATTTACATAATTTGCAAACTTACTCATATCGAACGCAGTACCAAGCTCAAAGATACTATTATCTAAAATAACGTATCTTCCTTTTGATACTGCTTCTTTAAAAAAGTTGTAATACTCTTCACTCTCGTCAAATAAATGCACAAGAGCATAATCGTAGTCTGTTACCTTTTGTACTTCTCTAATAATACTTAACGGGGCTTCGTGAGCTATTCTCATCTCGGTGCAAATTCCTGCTGTAGTTTAATACTATCAAAAAACTCTTTCTTAACTCCCGGATCATCAAATTCTCCGTTAAGTACTGTCGTTTGAGTTAGAGAACTATGAGCACTAATACCCCTATTAACACAACAACCGTGTTCGGCTTGAATATAAACTGCAACATTCTCGCTTTCCGTAGCTTGCATTATCTCACGAGCAATATCATTACAAAGCTCTTCTTGTAGTGTACCACGACGGGCACACCATTGAGCTATACGAGTATACTTAGATAGACCGATGACTTTATTACTTGGAATAATACCAATATACGCTACACCAGCTACAGGCTGGTGATGATGTGAGCACATAGACTTAAGTTCAGATCGTACTACAAGCATTCCTGCATAACGATCTTCTGAATCATTCGGAAAAGCAGTTGCTGTAGGTCGAGGGTTATACCGACCAGACATAATTTCATTGATGTACATCTTCGCTAGACGTCGACCTGTACCTTGTGAGTTAGGATCATTATGTCTATCGATAAGCAATGAATCTAAAACAGCTTCAAACTTTTCTGTAGCTTCATCTATAAGTAATTGCTTCTCTTTTTCATCATGGATGAATTCAGAGATATTATCACCAGCCCAGTAACGAGCATTAGCATCATCAATACGTTTCTTAATCACTTTAGAAATCATAATATAGCCTTTAGTAATGTATTGTTTGAATATTATATAAGATTATACTATTAAAGTCAACCTTGTTGCATTATTATTTTGTTCTATCTGTCTTGTAATATTTACTCTAGGTGAAAAATCATGATTCACATAAAGATGGATACAAAACATTATATAAAAAATAAAATAGTGCATTAAGCACCTAATGATAAGAATATAATTACTGCCGGTAGTAAGAAAGCGAAGCCAGTGAAAGCTACTGCTTGGGCAGAAGCATATGCAATTTGTCTCTTGGACATTGTTTTTTATCTCCTTGTGGGAAAGTTTACGTGAAATGTTGACAGTGGGTGTCCCGTCAACACCGTTATATATAATTTTTAAGATTTCGCGACTAGCTATATTTTTTAAGTATGTCACGCGGCGGTACAAACTCATTCCAGTTAGGTCTCATAGTGAGAAGTTGCTCTGAGTTTTTACCCTGCTTTCGAGCGATCTTTTCTTGTATTTCAATGAAAGCAGAATTTTTTTCATGCTCACGACATTCTACTCTTGATACATAAGAACGTCCATCTGTAATCATATAGATCCAAGGATTAACTTGTTCCCAAATAAATACAGCACTCATTTCCATAGATACTCCATAAGGCAGGACTCTAAGATCAACGAGACCATTAGTATGCGCTTCATATATCTTATCTAATCTCGGATCATCAGCTCCTGCTAGAGCTGTATGATCAAAGTAGTATTCTAAAAATTGCTTTAGAGGCTTCAAGTCACCAAAGCCAACAATCCATCCGTGTTCATCTGCTTCACCAGCGAATTCAAAATGAACCGATCTATCATAGCCATGCCATTTAGAACAGGGTCCTGTTAGTGGTTCTCCTGTCTCATCAGTATCAAACCACTGCATATGAGCTACAGGTAAATTGTAATAAGACTTTGTACATTTTAGTTTCATATTATACTCCAATCACATTGCCCCAGAGATAGGTATGCACTCTTGCAGATACATTAAAACCTCTCTCTTGAGCCATATTAGCAACATCGCCATCAACTAACTTTTGACCTTCTACAGTAGCACCAACAGGCATAATCCATACTGGCCAGTCTATTCCTGCTGCTCTAAATTTATCTAAAGTTTCATCAAGCTCATCCCATTGTTCTTTCTTAGGTCCAACAACAAACTTAAGTTGGCCAGCAGGTCCTTGCTGTCTACGTGTTTTTATTAGTTCATCATACTGCTTAACTACTTCAGGTTTAATAGCACGCTTCGTTTCTTCTCCTGATACAGTAAACAGTTTAGGGCTACAAGAGATGAACATATTAAAATCATATTTTTCTTCATAACCAGCCCATATAGAACCAAAGTACTTTGTAAAGTCGTCTGTAAGCTCTTGTGTACCGTTAGTTTCCCAAGTTATGTCTTGAGGACGATCAACATCATCACAGCTCTTATAGACATCCATTATTTCTACAACAGCTTTCTGAGCATGTTTCATCATCGGTTCGCCGCCAGTAAATACTAAATGGGATCTTAATCTTGAACCAGGATGTACATAATGACCACCAGGGTTGAACGGTGACCTTAGTTTACTACGAAGTGTTTCTACTATCTCTTCAGCTGTCTGGTGTTGTTGAAGATGTTTAAATTTCTTAAACCAAGAATACGAACTATCACAACCTCTTTCCCATACAGGAAGATCTTCAATGTTCTTAACATCAATAACATCAAAGTCTTTGTAAGGCAACTTATATGTATCAGGATCAGTAGGATTATCTTGACCGAATCCATCGCATTGAAGATTACAAAGAAAGAATCTTAACCAGGTAGAAGGGACACCAGTGTAATGTCCTTCTCCTTGAACAGAGTAGAACGTTTCCGAAAAAGCATATTTTTTAGACATGAAGGACTCCTAGTTTTATTAAAGTAGTGGAAGGGCACTACTACTAATTACTTAGCTTAGTATAGTTTCTTTTTCTTATTTTATCAAGCTTTTTTTTCTGTCGCTTTGCTTGATCTAAATGAAACTTTGAAGCACGATTGTGAAATGTTATACCATCCATATGATCGTACTCATGAAGAATAACTCTAGCTGGAATACCTTCGTAGCTTTGAGTTACTATATCACCATCTGTTTTAGCATAACGAATTCTAATATTTTCAGGGCGTTTTACTTTTATAAAAAGACCAGGGTAAGATAAACAGCCCTCTTCCATCAGCACCAGTTGCTCTGACGCATCTACAATACGAGGATTAAACATCGTAACAATATTGTCTGGGTCTTTAGGATCACCAGCAACAAACACTCTCCAAGGAAAACCAACCTGACAAGCAGAAAGACCTATCCCGTTATGATGTATCATAGATTCTTTTAAATTGGTTGCAAACTCTTCGGGGTCAATAGGAGGATTTTGAAAGTCGAACAGTTTACTAACTGACTTTAAAACAGGCTCTTCTTTATCTACTAAATCATATATCACGCTGCTATCCTACTAAAGTTCTTTACTTTCTCAAAACGAACCGTATTCTGAAACTTGTCCATCAGTTGATCACCTTTATGAGATATTATAAACACGTTCGCATCAGAAGTCAAGTCATTTAGTATCTTCATAAATTCATCTGTACCGGTACTATCTAATGACGAATCAAACACCTCGTCCATAATAAGAAGATTAGTGCTTACACTGTTTCTTAGTTTAGCGATCGCGCGCCAAGTAAACAATAATGCAAGATCTATTCTCATCTTTTCGCCTTCTGAGAAAGATTCATAACTAAACTCATCTCTAAATCTTGACTTAATAGTTTCGTTAAAACTCTCATCTAGTTCAAATTGAACGAAAAAGTCCATGGCTGCCAAGTATTTACTAATAAGCTTGTTCATTACTGGAACGTACTGTCTTATAATTCTTGTTTTGATACCTGAATCTTTCAAGATAAGAGATGCAACATCTAGTACACCTTTTTCTTCAGTTAGCGATTCTTTCTCAGTATGAGTATTTGCTAATTCAATCTGCAGCTCTTCTAACTTGTCCTTATTAGTATCATCGCTATCTTGCTCTGTATTAATACTTTCAATGTCTCCGTTTATTGAATCAATCAGTTTATTAAGAGCGTTTATTTGAGAGTTGTTACTTGATATATCTTGCTGAAGTTCTGATACCTTTTCTTGCACAGCTTGTATTTGCTCAAGCTGCTCATTAATTTTAGTATATTCTTCTTGGAGAAGAGTAAACCCGCTATTCGTTTCTTCAAGATTAGTCTGTTTTTTATCTACAATATCACATTTAAAATTTTCATCTATGTTCTGCTTACAAGTAGGACAATCATCGTGATTACTATAAAATTCAATCTCTTGCTCTAGTTTTGATATTTTATCTTGCAGCTTATATTCGAACTGTTCAAGCTTTTTCTTTTTCTTCTTTACTGCTTCAATATCGTGTTTTTGTTCTTGTATTTCATCTACTTGCTCTTGTAACTGTGTTATATTGTCTACGTGAACTTTCTTTTCGCTTTCTGCTTTTGCAATCTTAACTTTATTCTCGTTTATTCTTTTTTGTGTATTGTCTTTTAGTTGACTAATATGTTGCTCTTGCATTTCTATCTTTTGTTCAGCAAGATTAATTTTGTAATCGACTTCTACTAAAGCGTTCTTATTTTCAGAAACTTTTTCTTTTAGTATTGTATTCATTGTAGAAAAGATTTGAATATCGAGAAGGTCTTCAATAACTTCTCTTCTATGCTGAGAAGGTAGTTGCATGAAAGGTACGAATGTACTACTACCAAGTACTACAATCTGACTAAACGACTTGTGATTAAGCTTAAGTATATTCTTCTCAAGCATCTCTTGATAGTCTTTAGCAGCGGCATCTTGATTAATAAGTTCATCATCTTTGTATACTTCAAACTTCGAAGTACCATACTTATTAATATGACGAACAATTTTGTAATTATCTTTGCTTATAGAAAATTCAACCTGTACTTCTGCTTCCTTACCGTTAATTGAGTTAACTAGTTGTTTCTTATTGATTTTTCTAAATGGTTTTCCGTACAAAGAAAAAGAAAGAGCATCAAGTATAGTTGACTTGCCTGCTCCATTCTCACCGATAATTAAAGAGGTTTTATGTTTATCAAGCTTTATTTCTGTAAATACGTTTCCAGTACTTAAGAAATTTTTCCATCTTAAATATTTAAAATATATCATTAGCTCACCGATAAAGCTTCAGAATATAACTCCTTTATAGTACTTTCAAGTTTACCTTTACTCACACTAACATCCAAAGCATCAATATATTTGTTTAATATTGTTAATGTATCTTCTGCTTCATTAACTATTTCATCGTCGGAAGCAAGATCAAGATTTAAATGATCTTCTACAACCTGTACGTGTATCGGTCCTGCTTTTTCAAGCTTCTCAATAAACATATCAAACCAATACGGGTTAGACTTTTCTGTAACAATAACTTTAACGTACGTACCTTCAAGTTCACTAAAGTCTTGATTAACGACTTGCTCCATACTTTTTTCTTGATCGTCGTAATGAACTTTGTGAAACATTCTAAAAGGATTTTGTATGAATGTCAACTCTCTAGTGTCTGTGTCAAATATATGAAAGCCTTTAGGATCGTCAAAATCAGACCATGTCATCTCATACGGACAACCAAGATAGTTAACGTTACCAGTAGTAGATTTAGTATGATAATGACCAGTACAGACAATATCAAACTTTCTTAACCAATCATCATCCATACCGTGATGGATAGCCTGGCCTTTATACATTTGATAACCAGAGAGTTCTAGATGGCCGAACAGTATTTGCGCTGATGTTGTATTACATAGTTCAAATATTTCTTCTTGATTTTCAGAACATATCCACGGAATCATTACAATAGGTACGCCATCAAATTCTGTTATTACTTCTGGTTGATTGATAATATGAATATTACTATAGTGCTCTGCTAACAAATCCATAGAGTTAATAACAAGAGTATTCTTATAATAAGAGTCATGATTACCAACTAAAGCATAGAGATTAATATTGTTCTCTGAAAGCGGGTCAAAAAACATTCTCTTTGCTCTGTCTAAAGAAGAGAAATTTATATACTTTCTTCTATCAAAAGTATCTCCGAGATCAACAACTGTATTAAGGTTGTGCTCTTTTAGATAAGGAAAGAAGACTTCGTTATAGAATTTTTCTTGATAGTCTGCAAACGCAGAATTATCGTTCCTCACCCCGAAGTGAAGATCGGTAATTAGTGCAAGCTTCATTAATCTTTTTTCTCACGCTTTTTGACTTTTCTACGTTTATTAGCTTCAAAGTCTTCAATAAAATTATTCATGTATTCTTCAGACCACTCACTCATTTTTATTGAATCATTGAAATCATAGCCTGAATCATGCTCTTGAACATCTGCGGTTAGTTTCATTAAATTAACTTGTTCGGTGAGCTTGTACTTAGTATAAAGTAATTTTTTCTCTTTTTGAATACGTCTAAGAAATGCAAACCAAATGATTTGAGTAAAGTATGCAAAAGGATTATTAGATTTTTCTGGATTAAAATTATCAATATATTGTAAGCAGTTCTCAATACCGTCTGCAATCATTTCATCTTTAAATGTATAATTAACAAAGTTAGGTTTGCGAGCTAGATGAGTAGCAATTTTCATTACACACTCACCAATATAGTTCGGAACACGGGGACGCGGGTCACCTTGCTTAGTTGCTTCGGCAACTTGATCACGATATGTGATTAACGCAGCTAAGAAATCTTTATTATTAACATATTGATTCTTAACTTTTTTCTTTGTCTCAGCCATATTATACCTACAAAATAAAACTATTATATTATACAATCACGGTTAAATCAACTTAATGTACTATAGTCTCATCCATTTCACTCGTAGATGAAATAAAGTCGTCTATTTCTGTTTTTTCAGATGTTTTAGTTTCTAGAGTTTGTTCATACTCATAGTTATCATAGTTTTCTAGATCTTCAATACTATCCATATAAAGCTCTTCCATTATTTCTGTAGGATCAGCAGCTACAACAATATGGTGTGTTTTAATTTTATGGGATACTACGTTACTTTCTACCCATCTTGTAGCGACCATAGAAACGCTACCTGTAGGCTTGTACTGTACATGGAATATAAGAGGATAGTTTAACGTAGCATTTTTCTTAAGCTTGTCATACTCAATATCAGCCATAATTGTTTCACCAGTTATTAGCTTTAATATTTTGATTCCCGATTCCATTAGCTACTCCAAGTTAATTTTGTAAATTTTATAATCGAATTGTTCTTCATTATAAATTTTAACTCTTTCGTACAAATGTTTCAACGTATAATTTACTCTTTTTTTATGTTGTAAATTATCAGCTATATCATATAAAGTACAAGCATCCTTTGTATCGGATTTTCTCAGTCCTCTTCCTATTGATTGTAAGTTTCGTATTCTTGACTTGGAAGGCGAAGCGAAGATTACATTGTGGAGATTTCTTATATTGATACCCGTACTGAATGTACCGTACGAAGCAATAATGATAGCGTTGGTTTCTTTTTCAGTAATAGAGCGAATACTTTCTCTCGTTTCTGCATCTGTTCCACCGAACACAAAAAAGACTTTTCTATCTTTATTTATCTTACTACTGATTAGAGTGTAAAGCTCCTTGCCATGCTTCTCTACATACTGGAACAACACAAGTGTATTACCATTAAGAGACTGTACTAAATTATTGATAAACTTGTTTCTTTTTTCACTACGTACAATAAAATCCATTTCGTCTTGAAAGTTAAGATCTTTGCATGCTTTACATATTTCATCTGAATATTTTAGTACAAGTATTTTTATTTTTAAATCTGCAACAGTTCCAGTTTCTATTAGCTCTTTAGTTTTTACAAACGATTTAACTTGACCGAATAACCCTTCTAGTACAAGCTTATGTGTTTCGGTTCCATCAAGTGTACCTGTAAATCCAAATCTATACTTGCAGTCTGTTAACTTTGTCATAATATCAGTTAACGACTTGGCTTTAAACAAATGTGCTTCGTCTCCTATAACAACACCGAACTGATCAAACCATTTTTTAGGCATTTTATAGACAGACTGCCATGTAGTGATAACTATATTTTCTTCTATATTTTCTTTGTCTACACCAGCAGTAATAAGCTTACACTCATCGTTATAACCATAAGATTTAAAATCACCAGCCATTTGATGTACTAATGAAACAGTTGGAACTACGATGAGTGTTTTATGCTCTTGATAGAATTGAGTAAGCAAATATATGATAAGAGATTTACCGGATGCGGTAGGAGACAATACCATTGCACGGTCTGATCTGATACAATGTGCTACTGCTTCGAGCTGATAATCTCTCAATTCAAACGGCAGGTTAAGTGACTGAGAGAACTCTGATACTTCGTTTACTGAACATTCATTAGAATATTCTAGCTCTTCCATTACATCAATATCATAATCTCTATCTTTACAGAATGATACTACGTAAGGAAGTAATCCTGTATACATAGTAGAATTTTTATTGAATAAACGTATTTTACCGTCCCACATTCTATTTTTATAGAGCGGCATAAATTTATATCCCGGGGCATAAAACGAAAAGAATTCGTTCAACTCCTGTCTTATGCCACCGGAGCAGTCCACTTTAATATACGCCTCATTCACTTTAGATAATGTAACCAATTCTCTATAAACCGAAGTTTGTGAGTTTACGCCATTCAATTGAGTTCTTTATCTGGAAACCTCTGTTGTTAATATTCTTTATTATATCTTCCAGTAACGAAACCACTTCTTCCTGATAAGCAATCTTTGTCAGGAGTTTAATCATATCATTATCACTGTCTACATAGCTTGGTAGATCTTGCTTGAGAACCGTGCGGCTCCAAGGGTCTCTCCCGATCTCTCGTAAGTCCTCAGGGTTGTTTAGATCTCCTCTATAGTACTCCGCTAATACGCGAGACAAGGTCTTCCTTTTAATAGAAAGACTTTTAAGCTTAAGTTTTTCTTGGTAGAGAATTTTAAGATATTTTGCGTGAAGGGTTGGTATTTTAAGACTTTCAGTATCTAACTCAACATCATCTATCTTAGCATCTTCTA